TCTGTGTTAATTGTTTGAGCAGCAACTGTAGAAGCTACTCCATCTACAACTAAGAAACCTCCAGCTACATTCAAAATGTGAGTCTGATACAAAAGATACTGTGCTTTAACTGTAACAGCTATTTGACTGTCTGCTGATCCATCTAGTGCGCATGTTCTAGTATCTGTAGAAGTTGTATAGATAATAGTGTTGTTCTGAATAGAAAAACTAGTTGCTAAAGTTTTAACACTTACTGGAACTAGAGCTGTTGTAAAGTCGGTTGGAGCTCTGTAGATAGTGTTAGTAGTTGTATCTCTATAGTAAATATAACCAGCCCAGTACGCAACTCCATCTATAACATTAGCACTTGTGTAAAGAGTCGAAGTAGTATTTGTAACTGTGTTTTCTGCTTTCAAAACTTTATTAAGAGCGTAGATAAACACTTCATCTTTAGTATCGTAGACATGACTAACTATATTAGGATAGTTGTATATAGTTTCACTTGAAGCTAATTCTACATCAACATCTGGAGCAGATAATACTTCTGGAATAGGGTAGTAGTTTAGTTTTAAGCTACTATATACTCCGATCCCACCTATAACCCACAAGTTTCCATTCTTAAGTCTATAAGAAGGTTGAGAAGGGTTGTTATCTCTATTACTCATAGAAAACTTATTGCAAGGGATCCAAAAACCACCATTGTTATAAGATAGAGATCTGATCTTTAGAAAGTCGATAGGAAGTGGAATTAAATAAGCAAACTGACTGTTAGGATCTTTTTGAGCCAGAGTTGGAGTGATGATAATTTCTGTATCCCAGTAGTCTCCATCTGACTCTGTATATCTACTGTGAACATCTCTGTAAGCTTCATTTATAAGGGAAATTTCATCCTCATATGTGATGAATTTAGTATTTTGTAGGTCAGCCAAGCTTCTTGCTTGATCTATGAGACCTCTAGCTGTGTATGCCATTGGGTTTATCTCCTTAATATGTAAAGTGATGACAAAAATTATGAGTATACAAACAAAAAGCCCCCTACTTTCGCAGGGGGCAGGAGGAGGGAAGACTCTAGTTTTTAGCTAGACTTAAGATACAAAGTTGATAACAACACACTTGGAAGGGTTGTGAACTACCCACGATCCATAAAGCTGAACAATAACTTGTAGAGCTGGTCCGTTGATAGTGTTAGCACCTGGTTGAGAAGTGATGTAGTCTTCAATGAGCCAGTAGTAGTTAGCTTCTGGAGCTTTAACATCAGTCAATGCTTGCTTACCTGGGCTGTTTTCATTAACACCATCAGATAGAGGAGCATCGCTGTTAGTTAAACAAGCAAATTCCATAGTATCAGACTGAAGAATGTAAGCAGTAAACTGAGGGCAGAATGGGTCATCCCACATCTGATCTACCCAAGAAGTGCTGAAAGCGTACTTCATATCAGAGATACCTCTAGCAACTTCATTCTTGTTAACCTTAGAACCAGTGTTGATAGACTGGAACAAAGTAGTCTGGCCATTCAATTCAGAAATGATAGCATTGTAGTCAGAAGAGTTAACAATTAACAAGTCTGGAGTACCACCAGCAGTTCTAGCAGCTTCAACACCTCTAACAACTGCGTCTACTCTCTTTTCAGAGGCACCAGTGTTTCTCAAGATGAACTGACCAGCAGAACCTTCAACGTTAACAGATCTTGTTACACCAAAGAAAGCTGTACCAATATAAGTAGTCCAAGTACCACCAGTTCTGTTAGCGATAGAAGGTAACCATCCACTCAAACCAACAGGAAGAAGAGGAGTTGCACCGTTTCTACAACCGTCTAAACAGATCCAGTCTGTAGCAGCTGGAGTACCAATAGCTGTATCAGATGTGAATGTAACGATAGTACCATTCAAACCAGTAACTGTACACTTACCAGTTCTTAGAGCAGAAGCTGGAGTAGCACCGTTGGTAATAGAGAATACAGAACCAATGCTCAACTTAACAATAGTAGACTTAACACCCAAGTCCAAAGTCTGACCAGTAGTAGCAGCAATAGCAGCTGGGTTAACAACCTGACCAATTTCACCGAAACCAGAACCATAAAGGGAAGTTGCAGCTAATTTTCTGAAAGAGTCTAGACCTTGTGCCATTCTGTTAACAACAGCAGGCATGTAAGCACCTCTAACGTTTTGGGATGCTAGAATTTCTTGGTTAGTAACGAAGAAAGTGCTAAACATCTGACCGTTAGTAACAGCAAATTCTACGTTAGGAGCAGAACCGTTTGCTGTAGCATTAGTAGTGGAAGCGATAAGAGAACCAGAAGCAGAACCACCATTGCCCAAGAGCAAAGGAACGTTATACTGCTTACCACCAATTCTGGTCTTTGGAATTTTCTTAACAACTGGGGAGTTTCTGAAGAATACATCTTCTGGACTCTTGTCTGTGTACCAAACCTTAAAAATACCGGCAAGGTTTGAGTCTAATGTAACTGGCATAATTTATCTCCTTATAGATAATTTTTAATATAAGCCCTCTGTATGAGGGCTATCTTTTTTACATTGTTTTTGGAGCCTTAGCTCTCATTTGTTTTACTTTTTCTAAGAACTTAGACTCAGCTGTTGCTGGAGCTGCTTCTGTAGTAGTCTGTTCTACTTCAACTGCAACTGGTGTGCCTTTGATCTTAGCTATCTTATCAGCAATAGCAGTTGCTGCATTCTTAACAGCTTCAAATTCTTGTTCATCACCCCAGCCTTCCTGACCTTTCATTGGTTCTAGAATGTCGTGCAATGTGTCGTAGATGTCTTCATCTGGTGCTAATTCTTTAAGTGCATCTGCATGTGGGTTGAATAGATCACCATACTTGGATCTTAAACCATCAACAGACTGTGTTCTCAAGTTTTGCTTGTACATTCTATCGATACCACCAAACAAGTCGTCTATAACTAGCTTCTCATTTGCTTCTATTCTTGCTTCAAGTTCTTCAACTTTATCAATAAGAATATCTAATACTTTAGCAAATGGTTCTAACATAGTCATGTCTTGCTGTTCATCTGGGTGATCCATAGATGTTTCTCCTTGGGTTCCAGAGACTTCTGAAGCGTTTAGTCTTGGAGTATTTTGTTCGTTGTGATACTTAGAAAGCAGCTCTTGAAGAAGCTGATCTTTCTCAGTTGGTTGCAATAAATTTAGATCATACATCGTATTTGTTCTCCTATATAAAGTGATGTCTAGCTCTTGACCTCTTACTGAGGCTGCATCTGTTGCTTAGCTTGTACTTTCTGCTCTTCTGTTAGAGGAGGTTGAGAAGCTTGAGCTGCAACTTGTTTAGTCATATTAAATTCCATCATTTTCTGCATTGCAGACTGTTGGGCGTTCTGTTGTTCCATAGTTTGTACGGCTTGTTCTTCTGGATCTATTCCAACTATTTGGATAACCAAATTAGGATCGATAGCTGGGAAAGAAGCCATAATAATAGCTTTAGCAATTTCAGGTGTAAGCTGTCTAGCTTCTACTTGAGCTGCTATTTGAGCTAATGCTGTTATCTGTCCTGCAGCCAATGCTGTATCCTGTGGAGGAGGTGGCAAAGGAGTTACTGGAGCTGGTGGAGCAACTGGTTCTGGAGGAGGGTTCTGTGCATTTGTAACTTCACCCATCTTCTTAGTTACTATATCTATCAGCTTTACAAGTCTACTTAGAATTCTTGGGTCTTCGTCAACTGCATCTAATTGCAATAAGATGTTTACGCATTCATCTAATAGCTGCTTGAGGTTGACAACAGAGTAGAAGTCGTATCTTTCAGTGTCTAATGCTCTTTCTATAATTTTTCTAGAACAGTCGTAAGATGCAGTTGCAGCACTATAAGCACCCTCTAAGTCTGGAAGTTGTAGTAAGCTTGCAGCCATATACGGGTTAATAATACCCTGACCTTGTAGCTTTTCAATTTGTTCCATTTTAACTTTAGGATCCTTAGACAAAACAGAAGCCAAACTAGACTGCATGCTGAAAGCTTCTCTTTGTTTCTTAATTTCAGACCATTTGATGTTAGCTCTATTAAGTCTCTTAGGTAGAATTTCATCTCCTTCTGGAAATACATCTATCATAACTGTATAGACATCTTTGTAGAACTGAATTAAGTTATCTACTTGTGTTTGGAAGCGTTCAGACTCAACATCTTGTAGAGTGTCCAAAGCTACACCACTGTTAATACCAGATGGCTTTTTAGCTTGTGCACTAAGTTGTGAGATACCTTCTTGTTCAAAAGAAGCTTGTTGGAAGAACTGTAGCATAGACATGTACTGTCCATCAATAGCAGGTGGAGTAGAAACTGTAACAGCTCCTAATGCAGCATCATATTCGATCACATTACCAACTCTATTTGAAAGCATCTTAGCTACGTTGCCATTAGTAGCAGACTTAGGCACATAGATAGTGTTAGCTGGAGACAAAGTTAGTGCATCGTGTATTCGTCTTAGGATGTCATCTATTTGTCTTTGGTTCTGATAACAGTTGTCCATAACAGAGTTAGAGTAAAGTCCCTTAATGGGAGTCTGATAGTAGAATATAGCGAAAGGCATCTTATCATACTCTATATCTTTTTCTTCTATCATTTCACTGTTTACAAATAGATATCTCTT